CTCCAGCGGCGGCAGAGAAACTGCTTCCAAAGGATCAACGAGTACTCTTGGGCGATCTCACGGCCAAGGTATCAAGTGGCTTGACGCTTGCGAGAGATCGCGGCTTGAGTCAATAATGCAACCCCTGTAACTTTTGAAAGCGAAACGCAAAATGCTAAATCTATCTTCTGCTGGCGGCTCTGGTAACTACATCCGCTTCTCTCCCCAAGCCAACGCCTGGACCAACAACCTTGGCGAGGAAATTCAACTCAAGAAGGTCGTGTTCGACATTGACGCAGTGCAAACAGGCTGGCTGTTGCTGGGTGTCGGTGTGCGCGAGTGGAATCCCGATGCCGAACTCGGCCGTAAAAGTGCACAGCCTTCCCCCGAACATAAGCGCGGATTCACCGTCAAGTTCTACAACAAGGAATTGGGCACAGTGGAGTGGTCGTCTAATGGTGTCGGCCCCAACATGGGCCTTGAGCAGATGTACACGGCCTGCGCGGCACAGCGTGCAGCCAACCCTGGCAAGATGCCAGTCTTAGAGTACACAGGCTCGAAGCTGGAAAAGATTGGCAAGGGCACAACCCGCATCCCAGCATTCAATTTGGTGTCGTGGATTGACAAGCCTGCCGGTATGGACCAGTCTGATGCCGAGTTCACTACGCCGTTTACAACGCCAGAGTTTCAAATGCAAGAAAAAATGCATATATCCAATGTTTCTGCCCCAGCACCTATGGCAAAGCCAACGCCTGCGGCGGCTGCTGTGGCCGCCAGTGAAGACGAAATGTTTTAACTGACATCAGTCAAGTGCCGAGGTGTGACAGCCTCGGCTTTTTTTTCCTCTAAAAAACACAACATGAAATATCTATCACTTTGCAGTGGTATTGAGGCGGCAACAGTGGCATGGCATCCCCTTGGCTGGGAGGCTGTGGCCTATTCGGAGATCGAGAGATTCCCATCAGAGGTGCTGGCACATCACTATCCATCAACGCCAAACCTTGGCGACATGACGAAATTTAAGGAGTGGTCAATTGAATCAAATGTCGATCTTCTCGTCGGAGGAACACCATGCCAGTCATTCTCAGTCGCAGGACTCAGAAAAGGATTGGATGACCCTCGTGGCAACCTCATGCTTACCTATCTTGCCATTGCTGACAAATATCGCCCCCGATGGTTGGTCTGGGAGAACGTCCCTGGCGTTTTGTCATCTAACGGAGGAGAAGACTTTGGCACATTCCTCGGAGGGTTGGGGGAACTCGGGTATGGGTTCGCCTACCGCGTTCTTGACGCTCAATACTTCGGAGTGGCCCAAAGACGCCGCCGTGTGTTCGTTGTCGGATACCTTGGAGACTGGCGACCTGCCGCAGCGGTACTTTTTGAGCGCTACAGCCTGTCAGGGCATCCTGCGCCGAGCAGAGAAAAGGGGCAAGAAATTGCCGGAACAATTGCAGCACGCTTTGGACAAAGTCGCAATAACCATGAAGAATGTGTAACTTGGCCTGCTGAAATTGCGCCAACACTTACCGCTGATTTTGCCGATAAATTAGGTCAAAACAATCAGCACATTGATAGTCAAAAAGGCGGTATGTTTGTGCAACATAAACCAGTCTACGAAATGCATGGACAGGACAGTCGAGTGCGTGACCTTGGCGAGACTTGCAGCACCGTCACAAGCAAATGGGGAACTGGCGGTGGGAATGTGCCTGTAACTATGCAACCCACCATCATCCACGGCACACAAGACCCATGCGTGTCGGACATCGCATTTGCACAAGGCAGGAACAATGGCGGTGAGAATGTGTTGGTGCAAGCAGTCGGCACAGACCTTTATAACGGCGCAATCACAGGCGATGTGGCGGCAACCATGGGAACGCCTGGCAGCAGTATCAACGCAAGTGGCCCGACAGTGATGCAAGTTGTCGGCGCATTCAAGCCTGGTCAGTCAGCGCAGGCGCACAGCATCGGCTACGAGAACGAGATGGCTCCGACATTGGAAGCAGGTAGTGGAGGCAACAACAAGCCAGCAGTACATGTCGGCATGGCAGTACGCCGTCTCACGCCAGTGGAATGCGAGAGACTCCAAGGCTTTCCAGACAGCTACACCGACATCAAATCAAAGGACAAGCCAACGCCTGACGGGCCAAGATACAAGGCCTTGGGCAATAGCATGGCAGTGCCTGTGATGGCATGGATCGGACAGCGCATCGAACAAGTAGAGGCAATATGCAAGCAGAACAAATAGCCAAGAGCTTAGGCAACGCGAGACGAGCCAACGGCCAGTGGGTGGCAAGCTGCCCAGTGCCAGGTCACGGCAAGGGCAATGGAGACAAGAATCCATCCCTGTCCATCAGCATCAACGATGACGGCAAACCCTTGTTCCACTGCCACGGTGGGTGCACTCAAGAAGATGTCTTCAACACCATCAAGGACATGCAATTGCTGCCAGAGCTGGAAGAGCGTCCAGATCCACTCGCCAATATCAAGCCATTGCCGCAGGTGCAGTTTGACCATGAGTGGGAATACCAAGACGAGAACAAGACAACAGTGTTTGTCAAGCAGCGCCTGCGCATAGGCGAGTCGGGCAAGACATACAGGCTGTACAAGGTGGACGCTGATGGGCGGCGGCACACGACATTGGGAGATGCCCGCATCGTCCCTTACAACTTGCCTGAATTACTGGACGCGAAATCAGCTGGACGCATCATCTACTTGGTGGAGGGCGAGAAGGCGGCTGACGCATTGGCAACCCTCAAGGTCACGGCCACAACGGCTCACACAGGGGCAGGCAGCTGGCCGGAGGCCATCACCGAATACTTTGCTGGCGCCAACGTAGTAATCCTCCCAGACAACGATCTGCCTGGCTGGCGCTACGCGCAGAAGGCTGTGGACGCGATCTGGCCTATCGCCAAGAATGTCAAGGTAGTCGATCTGGGCTTGCAAGGCCAAGGAGACGATGCATATGAGTTCATCCATGAGCAGGCAAAGACAAGGGAAGACCTGATCGAGCTGGTGAAGGCAACGCACAAGCTGACATCGACAGATGTAACGATCCCCGAAAGGCTTGTCGCGCTGAAGCTGGATGCGCCAATTGATGCAACACCACAACAACAGCCAGCGCCAGAGGACATCGCCAAGGAATTTGCGCCAGATCCAGCAGCAGAAGCAAAGCCAGCCAAACCCATCAAGACAGTCAATATCGAATCTTGGGATGACATACAGGATGAGCCAGTTGAGTGGCTGATCCATGGCGTGCTGCCAGTCAAGGCGTTTGCCGCTCTGTATGGCCCGCCAGGCTCGTTCAAGTCATTTATTGCGCTGGACATGGCCGAGGCCATAGCCACAGGCAGGCCGTGGATGGGCAACCCGATAGAACGCCAAGGAGCCGTTTTATATCTCTGCGGAGAAGGCTTTGGGGGATTCGGGGCGAGGATCAAGGCGTGCCAGATCCACCACAAGACGCCAAAGGGTGCGCCGATCTATGTGATCAGACACCAGCTCAACCTCAGATCGAGCGCCGAGGACTTCAACGCGCTGATGTTGGCAATCGTTCAACTGGTAGAGAAGACAGGCATGGAGTTCCAGCTGATGGCGGTGGACACCTTGGCCAGGGCGTTTGGCGGTGGCAATGAGAACGATTCGGATGCCATGGGTTCATTCATCACCACCATGGGAAAGATCCAAGAGTTCCTTAACTGCGCCTTGATGGTGCTGCACCACAGCGGGAAAGACTTAGCCAAAGGCCTGCGCGGTCACTCAAGCCTGCTTGGCGCGGTGGATACGCAGCTGGAGATCCTCAGATTTGAGGAACAGCAAAAGGGCGTGATCAGCCTTACCAAACAAAAGGACGGCGAGGACGGCATCAGATTCGGCTTTGAGATGGTGGAGATTGAGATCAGCGGGTCAAGCCTTGGCTTTGATCCTGTGGTCAGTCTGGCGGTTCAAGCCAGCGATGAGGCCGCCAATCAGGCATCAAAGAAGGCAGGCAAAGGGCACGCCGGAAACGGCAAAAACCAACGTCTGGAGATGCTTTGTCTGGAGACTGTGGTCAAAAGCAAAGGAGTTATAAAGTTCGTAGACAAGAAGCAGCGCATGGCCGTCAATTTGGAGGAATGGCGGCAGGAATTGTGGGAAAAGATGGGGTGCACTGATGATGATCGGAACACATTTAAGACAGCATGGAGTCGGGCAAAGACACGTTTGCAAGATGCTGGACTCATCGGAATCAGGGACAAATTGGTCTGGCTAGAGTCTCAAGATAGGTCAGACGACCAGTATTGATACTGTATGAATAATCAGGTTACAAGTTACAAATCGTTACAAATGTAACTGTTTGTACCGTCCATGGTTACAGTTACAAATCGAGAGTCTAAGACTCGATGATTTGTAACCAATGGATCGTGTAACCGTAACAAGGAAACAAGATGGCAACGAAACAGAAAACGAGAAAACCCAATCAGCTACCTTTGGTGGTGATGCCAAGTGAACGTGCAGATCCTTGGACGATTCATGTGCAATCCAAGTTGGTGGAACTGGAGGCGGTGAAGGCGGCCAGTGATAGGAAATGGGGAGAAAACCGACTGATTACTTTAGTAGACAGTGATGTCAGAGAGAGATTCTGGATTCAGAACAGTCGAGTTCACCAGTTCATTGCGGCCAAGGATCAGATCAAATTCGATTCGGCGGTG